GGGGATGATATTTTAATCCTGCATAGCGGGGTTGCAATTATAGCTGTAGTTATTTAAGCTTGAACATGGTATAACTGTCCTTGTGGTTAGACATAAGGAGAGATACCATGTTCAAGAAATTTATCAAAACAATACAAGAAGCACAAGAACGTAGAGTGGCATACTGGCAACTACAACATATGTCAGACAAGGCTTTAAAAGACATAGGTATAACACGTGGCGAGATCAAAAGCAAGTTCCAAAATAAAGAAAACCTCTAAAGTAAATGAGGCAGGTAATTATACTAAACCTGCTTTGCGTAAGCGTCTTTTTGCAAGGATTAAAGCTGGAAGCAAAGGGGGTGCGGCAGGTCAATGGTCCGCCCGTAAAGCACAGATGCTTGCAAAAGCTTACAAAGAAGCTGGTGGAGGATATAGGTCATGAAAGGTGTTAAACATTATTTACGTGACGGAACAGTATGGTCTGGCAAAACACATAAACACAAAGATGGAACAGTAATGACAGGGGCTAGAATGTCTAAGTCCTCTAAAAAATTGTTCCATCTAAAAGACCTAAGTAAGACTGCTCAAGCAAAAGCAAAGAAACCCATGAAGATGAATACGGGTGGATTAGCTGCTAGTCAAAAAAGCCTTAAGTCTTGGACTGAGCAGGATTGGAGAACTAAGAGTGGTAAGCCCTCAACACAAGGGTCTAAAGCTACTGGCGAAAGATACCTACCTGCTAAAGCTATTAAATCTCTTAGTGATTCTGAGTATGCTGCTTCAACCCGTGCCAAACGAAGAGGCAAGGCTCAGGGCCAGCAGTTTGTGGCTCAACCTAAGAAAGTTGCAGCCAAAGTAAAACCTTACAGAAAGATGACATGAAAAAACTTACAGAAAAACAACAGAAGTTTATAGATGTTTTATTTGAGGAAGCTAAGGGTAATCCTGTAGAGGCTAAACGTCTTGCTGGTTATGCAGATTCTGTATCTTCTACAACCATTACAGGTGTGCTTCAGGATGAAATCTATGAAGCTACTAAACGCTACATTGCTTCCTCTGGTACACGTGTTGCATATGGTATGATGGAAGTCTTTAATGATCCTACACAGCTAGGCAATAAAGAAAAAATAGCAGTAGCTAAGGACTTTCTGGATCGTGCAGGATTTGTAAAAACAGATAAAATAGAAGTAAAGGCTGAAAGTCCTTTATTTATTTTACCAGCTAAAAATGAAAACTAATAAGACTTGGAGGCTACCTCCACCAGAGAAACTAAGTAGTGGTCTTCAATGGTTTCCTGTCGTCCGTGTAGGCAGGGTAGTGCCTTTTGGTTACGAGCAAGACCCTAATGATGAAGACATACTACTACCTCTGACTGAGGAGTTAGAAACACTAGAACTAGCAAAGAAACATCTTAAGCAATACAGCTACAGAGATGTTGCAATTTGGTTAAGCGAACAAACTGGCAGATCAATCTCTCATGTCGGATTAATGAAAAGAGTAAAACTTGAGCGAAAACGTAAGACAGACGCTGAAAATGCACGGTACTACGCCCAGCGCTACAAAGAAGCGGAAGCAAAAGCGAGGCGTCTTGAAGAAGAAAGATTCGGTTCAATTAGAAAAGAAACCGAAGACAGTTCCAGCGACAGTACTGCCAGAGCCGATTGAAATAGAAAAAGCTCAAGAAGTTATCTTTGAGGCTAATCCCGGTCCTCAGACAGACTTTCTTTCAGCTTCAGAACAAGAGGTTTTATACGGAGGAGCAGCAGGTGGGGGTAAGTCTTTTGCTATGTTGGCTGATCCTGTTAGGTATTTTAACAATCCTTTGTCTAACAAACTTCTAGTCCGTAGAAGTACGGAGGAACTAAGAGAACTTATATCTGTTTCAAAGCAACTATATCCCAGAGCAATTCCGGGAATTAAGTTTTTAGAAAGAGAGAAGACTTGGATAGCTCCTTCTGGTGCGTCTTTATGGTTAAGTTATTTAGATAGGGATGATGATGTTTCTAGGTATCAAGGACAAGCTTTTAACTGGATTGGTTTTGACGAACTTACCCAATGGCCTACACCTTTTGCTTGGAATTATATGAGGTCACGACTACGTACTACTAAGAACAGTGGACTTGATCTTTATCAAAGGGGAACTACAAACCCCGGAGGAGCAGGTCATCAATGGGTTAAGAAAACTTTTGTAGACCCTGCACCGCATAATACTAGCTTTGACGCTACTGATCCAGAAACACAAGAAGTTATAGCTTGGCCTAAAGGACACTCAAGAGAAGGTGAACCTTTATTTAAACGTAGGTTTATTCCTGCTACTTTGTTTGATAACCCCTACCTTGCTGACGATGGTATGTATGAAGCTAATCTACTGTCTTTACCTGAACATCAACGTAAGCAACTGCTTGAAGGTAACTGGGATGTAAATGAGGGTGCTGCTTTTCCTGAGTGGAATCGTAACATACACGTAGTAGAGCCTTATGAAATACCTAGTAGTTGGGCAAAGTTTAGGGCTTGTGACTATGGTTATGGTTCTTACACAGGAGTAGTATGGTTTGCTGTAGCGCCTGATGAACAGCTTGTAGTCTACAGAGAAATGTACTGCTCAAAGGTCATAGCTACTGACCTAGCTGATATGATCTTAGAAGTAGAAGAAGGTGAAAAGATTAGGTATGGAGTTTTGGACTCTTCTTTGTGGCATAATCGTGGTGATACTGGCCCATCTCTTGCTGAACAAATGATTATGAAGGGTTGTAGATGGAGGCCTTCTGATAGGTCTAGAGGCTCTAGGGTAGCAGGTAAGAACGAACTACACAGGCGTTTACAAGTAGACGACTTTACGGAAGAACCTAGGTTAGTGTTTTTTGAAACTTGTACTAACACTATTAGTCAAATACCTGCACTACCCTTGGACAAGAATAACCCTGAAGATGTAGATACACATGCAGAAGACCACTTGTATGATGCATTACGTTACGGTATAATGACAAGACCTAGAAGCAGTCTATTTGATTTTGACCCTTCTACACAAAACTCTGGGTTTCAAGCAGCAGACCCTACATTCGGATATTAAGGAAATATTATGGAAGAAGACTATATTGAGAACTCTATGGAATCAGAGCAATCTTCAGCTATTGAGGATGTAAAAGAGTCTGCGTATAACGACCCTAAGTCTGGTAATATTTATAATTACGTTCGTGAAAAATATAGTAAAGCTTCTGATGCAAGAGAAACAGAAGAAAACCGTTGGCTAAAGTCTTATCAAAACTATAGGGGTATTTATGGACCTGATGTACAATTCACTTCTACAGAAAAGTCTCAGGTATTTATTAAGGTTACTAAGACAAAAGTTCTTGCCGCATATGGACAAATTGTAGAAGTACTGTTTGGAAATCATCGTTTTCCTATTAGTGTTGATCCTACTACTTTGCCTGAAGGTGTAGAAGAAGCAGTACACTTTGAGGCTGATGATAAACTTAAAAAAGCACAAGAAGCTTCTCCTGAAGATATGAAGCTAAAACCGGGAGAAACCACACCTCAATTTAAAGAACGTCTTGCAGGACTACAAAGCACACTTGCTCCTGTAATGGATAATTTAAAAGAGGGTCCAGGAAAAACTGCCACTGCTATTACTTTTCATCCTGCAATGGTTGCAGCTAAAAAGATGGAAAAGAAAATACACGATCAGTTAGAAGAATCTAACGCCAATAAACAACTACGTGTAGCTGCATTTGAAGCTGCTTTGTTTGGTACTGGCGTTATGAAAGGTCCGTTTGCAGTAGATAAAGAATATCCTAATTGGACAGACTCAGGTGAATATTCTCCTACTATTAAAACTGTGCCATATACAGCCAGTGTATCTCTTTGGAATTTTTATCCTGATCCTGATGCAGCTAATATGGATGAAGCTGAGTATGTGATAGAACGTCATAAAATGTCTCGTAGTAAGATTCGTGGACTAAAACAACGCCCTTTCTTTAGAAAAAATGCTATTGATACTGCTATCTCTTACGGAGAAAACTACGTAAAAGAGTGGTGGGAACAGGCAATGGAGGATGACGCCCAAGAGTCAAAAGCAGAACGCTTTGAGGTTCTTGAGTTTTGGGGTATGATTGATACTGAGATGTTAGAAAATCATGACATTGATGTACCAAA